AGTGGCTATATAATGGTGGACCTTTCCAACTGGTCGTCTTCCACTTTCTGATTGGTATCTATGCCTACATGGGTCGTGAATGGGAACTTTCTTACCGACTTGGTATGCGTCCTTGGATTTGTGTTGCCTACTCTGCACCCGTTGCTGCTGCTTCTGCAGTGTTCCTGGTCTATCCCTTCGGTCAAGGATCCTTCTCTGATGCAATGCCTCTGGGGATTTCGGGAACTTTCAACTACATGCTTGTTTTCCAGGCAGAACACAACATTCTTATGCATCCTTTCCACATGCTGGGAGTTGCTGGTGTCTTCGGTGGTTCTCTTTTCTCTGCTATGCACGGATCTCTTGTCACCTCTAGTCTTGTACGTGAGACGACAGAAAATGAGTCCCAGAACTATGGATACAAGTTCGGACAAGAAGAAGAAACCTACAACATCGTTGCAGCACACGGATACTTCGGACGACTGATTTTCCAATACGCATCGTTCAATAACTCACGTTCACTGCACTTCTTCCTTGCTGCTTGGCCTGTAGTTGGTATCTGGTTCACTGCTCTTGGTGTTAGCACCATGGCATTCAACTTGAATGGTTTCAACTTTAACCAATCCATCATGGATAGTCAGGGTCGTGTGCTCAACACTTGGGCTGATGTTCTCAACCGTGCTGGATTGGGAATGGAAGTTATGCATGAACGTAACGCCCACAATTTTCCGTTGGACCTTGCTGCTGCCGAAGCAACTCCTGTTGCTCTGACCGCACCTTCCATTGGTTGATAAAAACTTAATAGTTTTTAAGACCTCCTTTCGGGGGTCTTTTTTTATGCTATAATGCATAAATAATAATGCACGAAGAATAAACAATGCCTAGACCCATTCAGACAATAGGAACAAAAGTTTGTACTACTTGTGGAGTAGAAAAAGATATTACTGAATTTTATTTTAGAGGAGGAAAGTACTCACCTAATAGTCGCAAATCAAAATGCAAAGAATGTGATAAAAAAAGACTTGCAGAAAATCACGACCCCATTAAGTATCGGGAACAGTATCTTAAAAGAATGTATGGTATCACTCAGCAAGATTATGATGTAATGCTTGCAGAACAAAATAATCAGTGTGCTATTTGCAAAACAACTGAACCTGGTGGTAGACACACGAGTAATTATTTTGTTGTAGACCACTGCCACAATACTGGTAAAGTAAGAAAATTACTTTGCCATCATTGCAACACCGCATTAGGTCTTGTAGGAGATAATATAGATACATTACAAAAAATGATTCAATATCTCAATGTCTCATAATAATCAACATCATCCTATGGAACCCTGGGTAATCTGGGCTGGTGTAGGTATGATGGTATTTACAGTTCTTGTATTTGTTTTATTCACCCTTGGTCAGATTTATTGGGGATGAGTATAACTATTAATGGTTCACAACAAAAAATATGAAGAAAATAGCAGTATTTGGATCCGCAAGAACTAATCCAGAATCAGGTTTATATACTGCAGTTGAAAAACTAGGAAAAAATATTGCAGAACAAGGATGGATTGTGGTTACAGGTGGTGGACCTGGAACTATGGAAGCAGCAAATAAAGGAGCAATGAGTGCTTGTAACGGAGATAAACTTTGTTCTGTTGCTGAAGCAATTTATCTTCCTTTTGAGGAGGGTGTAAATCCTTATGTGCAAGAATATGAAAAGCATCAAACTTTTTATTCTCGATTAAAAACTTTTGCTGATTGTGATGCCTTTATTGTAACTCCTGGAGGTATTGGCACTCTTCTTGAGATGGCAATGATTTATCAATTGGTTCAAGTTAATCACATTGATAAGAAACCAATTATTTGTGTAGGTAGAATGTGGAGAACACTCAAGCATTGGGTTGAAGAAGAAATGCTTGATAATGGATTCCTCAATAATGAAGAGATGAAGTTGATTCACTATGTTGATAGATTTTCAGAAGCAACTCACCTTTTGATTGGATTAATGAGTGGAAATACTCATTGATTTAAATTGTAAAGAAGTGTAAAATAAATAAGTCAATATTATGAGAATTCTCATGATTGGTAATTTAGAACCAGAAGAAAATGTTCTTCCTAAAACTTTTACTCAAACTTCAGATGAACCCTATGAAAAGCACGATTATCGATTAGTTTATGAAAACGGTATGAAAAAAGTCTTTGATAATTATCAAGACCTTTTTCGTGAATGGTATACTTCATCTAAGGATAATCTTTCACATGTTGAAGTTTTAGACAAAAAAGTAAAAAAAGACAAAAATAAAAAAGGATTTAATTAAATGGTTTCATCTACACTCACTCAACAAACTTCACAAAGAGGATGGTTCGATGTACTCGATGACTGGCTTAAGAGAGACCGTTTCGTTTTTGTTGGCTGGTCTGGACTTCTTCTTTTTCCCACTGCTTACCTTGCTCTTGGTGGTTGGCTTACTGGGACAACTTTCGTTACGAGTTGGTATACTCACGGGTTGGCAAGTTCCTATCTTGAGGGTGCAAACTTTCTTACTGCAGCAGTTAGTACTCCAGCAGATGCTATGGGTCATTCTCTTCTGCTTCTCTGGGGTCCTGAGGCTCAAGGGGATATCGTCAGGTGGTTCCAACTTGGGGGACTCTGGCCTTTTGTGGCACTCCACGGAGCATTCGCTCTTATAGGTTTCATGCTGCGTCAGTTTGAGATTGCTCGTCTGGTCGGCATCCGTCCTTATAATGCAATCGCATTCTCTGGTCCTATCGCAGTATTCGTTTCTGTATTCTTGATGTATCCACTGGGTCAATCCAGTTGGTTCTTTGCACCTTCATTTGGTGTTGCTGCTATCTTCCGTTTTCTTCTATTCCTTCAAGGTTTCCACAACTGGACTCTTAATCCTTTCCATATGATGGGAGTTGCTGGTATTCTGGGAGGAGCACTACTCTGTGCTATTCATGGAGCAACTGTAGAAAACACTCTATTTGAAGATGGTGATAAAGCAAACACTTTCAAAGCATTTGAACCTACACAGGAAGAAGAGACCTATTCAATGGTTACGGCAAATCGTTTTTGGTCACAGATTTTCGGCATTGCTTTTAGTAACAAGCGTTGGCTTCATTTTTTCATGCTGTTTGTACCTGTCATGGGGTTATGGACTAGTAGCATTGGTATCATCGGTCTGGCTCTTAATCTTCGTGCTTACGACTTTGTAAGTCAGGAGATTCGTGCAGCAGAGGACCCTGAGTTTGAAACATTCTATACTAAGAATATTCTTTTGAATGAAGGTCTTCGTGCTTGGATGGCACCAGTAGATCAACCTCACGAAAACTTTGTGTTCCCAGAAGAGGTTTTACCAAGAGGCAATGCCTTGTAATAAAAATAAATAAATGCTATACTAAAGAGGGTATATTAACCCTCTTTTTTTATGATTTACATCTTCTCAAAAACAAATTGTGGACCGTGTATTTTAATTAAAAAATATTTTACTGCACTTAATGATTCTAGAATAGAATCTATTAAGGAAATTCTTCTTGATGATGGGCAAGATGAAAACATATCTTTTGCTAAAAAATATAATGTCACTGCAACTCCTACTTTGATTGTAGTTGATGATGAAGGAACTGCGATTGGAGAGTATATTGGTGGAGTTCCAATTACACAAAATATTAATCAAATCTTAGATAACTACGCATGATTAGTTCGGAGACACCGCAAAAACTTGCGGAAATCATTAGAGACACCTGGCCTCAACTTTATAGACCACCTAAAAAAAATATTAAAAATAACAAAGATTTAAAAAAATGAACAAATATTTCGATGAATATTTTTCAGTCCTAGATAAAAGGACAGGGAGAGTTATTGCCCATTGTGGTAATGAATATGATGCTCAGATGTTGTGTAATTTAAACCTCAATAAAAGGACATATAAAAAAGAAAGATTTATTATGGACCAAGTAATTGATATTAGTTCTACAACTGATAAACAACTTCCTGGACAGATTGGATTGCCACCAGGTCAATATAAAATTGTCGATAGTAAAATTTATGCTCTTGAAGAAAGCAATCTTCAATTAGTTGAATTATGAATCATCGAAAACATAAACAAGCAGAAAATCAAAAAAAGAAAAGGATGTATACTCCTGAAGGATATATTAGTGACCCTCCAGATGCAATTTGTCCTTATTGCGGAGAATCAAAAAAATCATGTTCTTATGTAAATAGTTTAAGTCGTGCTTGGGCAAGAAGTGCCTGCGCAAAAAACCACAACAAAGAGCTTAAAAATGAAAAAAAATAGTTTATTTGAATATGGATATTTTAGTGACCCACCAGGAGCAAAATGCCCATATTGTGGAGAAACTAATAAAATATGTTCTTACTTAAATGGCATGAATCGTGCTTGGGGTAGGATGATTTGCGAGAAGAAAAATAAAAACAAAAATAATTAATATATAATTATGTGTTAGATGTTTTTTATGAATAGTAAAAAACTCCCAATTTTTGCCCCTTGCACTTTTGTGTTTGGGGCATTTGCTGTATAATGATACAAAAGATTTTACTTATGGAAAATAATTTTAAGATTTTTAAATCTGATGTTAGTGATTTTATCGGTGTATTTGATACTGACTTTAAGGGAAAAGAATTTATTGATTATTTTAAATTTTTAAAACAAACTAATAATACATTCAGAAGTTTTATTCGTTGGCACTGAATCATATAGAATCAATACTGATGTTCTAATCTTGGAAAAATATAATGATTTAATGAACTTTTGTTTAAGGGAATATGCAAAAAAATATCAAGTTTTGCATGATATTGAGTGTATTCAGTATACTGTGAACATACAAAGAACAGAAAAATCGGAGGGATTTCACAATTTTCATTGGGAAAAGTCAAGTAATGTTATGTCATATACAAGGCATCTAACAACAATGGTTTATTTAAATGATGTTCTAGATGGAGGAGAAACGGAATTTCTTTATCAAAGTAGGAGAGTCAAACCAAGGGAAGGAAGAGTTGTAATTTTTCCTGTCCAGTGGACTCACACTCATCGAGGAAATCCACCACTATCTGGTGAAAAATATATTGCTACCAGTTGGCTTCATTTAAACGACAACAATCTACCCGAGTAAGAATCTATGGAAATTTTAAATTCGCCACAAGATTTTTTGTATCATTTGCATACTTGTTCACCAAATGAAGCAAAAAAGATGTGGAGGAATTCTATAAAAGAAAAATGGAATCATCAGTGTGCTTATTGTGGAACAAAGACAGAAGAGTTATCGATTGATCATATTGTCCCACAATCTCTTGGAGGAAATGACCACATAACAAATGTTCTATGTTGTTGTGTAAAATGTAATAGGTCAAAAGGACACGAACAATGGGAACAATGGTTTTCTAGACAAAAATTCTTTACAGAGGAAAGATATAGTGCTATAATAAGTTGGCAGAGACAACTTTTAACTCAAAATTTAAATTTATACAAATATAAACCAAGAAGGAAAAAAGTTTTATGAATATTACCGTTTATAGTAGAACTGGTTGTCCGTATTGTGACAAAATAAAATCCGTACTCGAACAAAGAAATATCGAGTATACTTTATATGAACTCGATGTTGATTTTATTCGTGATGAATTTTATGAAAAATTTGGTGTCGGTTCAACATTTCCTCAAGTAGTTTTAGATGAAAAAAATATAGGAGGATGCACAGACGCAGTAAAATATATGGTAGAAAATAACTTGATCTAAATGTGCCCTATAAATAATTCAGAGCATCCTGGTATTAACCGAGGTGTTGAGTTACTACTTCGAAAAAGGAGGGAAAAAGAGAGTCCAAAGATTAAACGAAAAGTGTTTAATTTTTGCAAGACAATTTCTCTCCTTAAGAGAGAAATTTCAATAGATTTAAA